ACAATGCGGTAACGGGTATCGCCCCTGCTGGTACTGGAAAAGAAACGACGTTGGTATCTGCGACAACCGATGCTGTTACGGGGAGGGTGGTTTCATTAAAGTCGGGAAGTCAGGACGTAAGCGCTCCCTACACTTGGGCGCAAGCATTAGCCCTTGGTGCGGCAGGGAATACCGGACTTGTGATTCGTGTATCGGATGTCGGCCTCGGTGCAGGAAGTCACTGGGTAAGCGACGGCACTTATTGGCGTCCATTGGGCGGGAAAGTAGTACTTGGTCAGAAAAGCGGCTCACAAACAACGCCGCTGGCAACCTTTAACGGAAACGGAACATTCGGTCTTGCGAGTATGCCAGTGGTCCCTGCCGGAATGCTGATTGCCGGCGAGTCGCAGCTTCAAATCTTCGCTCACGTTCGTCGTGTCGGTGCAAACGCGACAGGAATACTGTCTGCGCGCATGGGCACGGCAAAAACCACAAGCGACAGTACCCTGTATGCATTGTCAATTGCGGCCACGACCAACGTGGACACAATAATTGCGTCAATGGTTATGCTTGCTGAAACGTCGCGTGTCGTGTCGACCAACTACCTGACGCTAGGCGGATCGGGAAGTGCGGCCTCGTTGGAAAGAACCACGAATATTAACTCAGCGGCAGAAATGGGTTTTACGTTCGATATATCATCGGCTAATGCAGGAGATGCCTTCTCAATGATTGGGTACTCGATCATACTTAGCCAATGACGATATGATTAACATACTTGGAAGTCCTGATGCTGGGCGTGCGAAGCTCGGGCTGCGAGCCTATGGAAATCAGTTTGTCAAAGGCGACAGGGTATTTCGTGGCATTGGAGTTAATCATTTCGCGCTGCTACTGCGCCAGGTGGACAGTGCTCTAGGGACGGCGGTTGATTACTCCGCTGACATGACAGCAATAAAGCAGACGTGGGGTTTGCCGTTCATCCGATTAGCGGCTGGCTGGTATAGCCGTTCGACATGGTTTAACAAATGGTATTCTGCCAAGGCAGCGTATCTTGCGGCGTTCGATGCCATCGTGGCAAAAGCAGAGGCGCTAGGGCTCGGGTTGATTCCGTGCCTGTTCTGGGACCTGAAGGGATTTACTGATGCCACCTATGATGTGTATGGGTCGCGCTCAAATCTACCTAATCTGGCATCCAAGTCAAGTAATGCATGGGCTTTGGCGAGCGAGTTTGTAAGTGACATTGTTAGCAGGTATCGGTCCAGTCCCGCTATATGGGGATGGGAAATCGCAAACGAGGCGACGGGAAACACTGGTCCGGAGTATTGGCCCACATGGGCACTTGACGGGACCGGTGTTGACGGGGGATCAAGCCCTTTGCCATCGTCGTTGAACTGGGGAGCCCCACCAGAAGGAGGGGCCTATGCGGCCGGCGACAAGATGAGCATGGCAAATTATCTCAAATTCTCGAATGACTGCAAAACTCTGATTCAGCAACTGGACGGATATGGCCGCATCGTCATATCCGGAAACGGACAAGGAAACAGCTTCGCTGTCGGCGCACAAACGGCAAACTCGTTGACGGCGGACACGTTGGCAAAATGGAATGCGGCTGTAGGGGCTATGTCATGGCCGGTATATCGGGATCAAAGCTCAACTGTCATAAGCTATCACAGCTATCCGCTGAGTCTGTCTAACTCGCAGTTTTTCAACGGCGCGGAAAAGACGGCAGCGCAGATGATTGCCCTGTTCAAAGGATGGGCTGATGCGGTGAATAAGCCATTTTTCCTCGGAGAATTCGGGGCTACCTATATCGGGCACGGCAGCCAACCAGACGAAATAAGTTCGACTTCTGGAGAAGAAGCGACGAACTTCAATGCAATTCTGTCCGCAATAACTGCAAATGATATTCAACTATCTGCGGCATGGAATTATGGCGGTGATCTTGCTGGGGCGTCTACTTGGCAATATTGGAAGATGTCGGACGCTACAAAAACATACCAATTGACTGCGATTGCAGCGGCCAATGCAGCGATGAACAACTGATATGAACCTCCAAGAAACCATAACCACCCCGGTAGTCGCCAAGATATGAACCTCCACGAAACCATCGCAGTCCCGGCAGCACAGAAGGTCGCCACTGCAACCGCTGCTGGCGGCCTTGGGGTAGCTGCCTACTTCGGGATCACCTCGCAAGAGTTAGGCATGTTCATCGGCCTGTTCATCGCCTTTGGAGGCGGCGTGACGGCGGCGCTGATCAATTTCTATTTCCGTCAGAAGCACTTCAAGCTAGTCGAGGCCTATGTGAAGTCCGGGAGCTTCGACCGGCGTAAAGAAGAGCGCAGGGATGATGTCTGCATGCAGTGTCCGCTGGTTAAGCACCGCCATGATTACGACGGCACTTAAGCGATTGTTGCGGGCAGTGACGGCCTTCATAGTCGTGCTGGTGCATGACCCGATCGAGGCACATGCGAAGATCCAAGAAGTTTTGGGGATACGAGGATGATTACGATAGAAATCAAGCGCGACGGGAACTCTCTCCACAACTGGGGCAAGATGTTCATTGACGGTATGTACTGGGGGGAAACCCTCGAAGACCCGGACAGACATTTGGAAGCAGGCGGGGTAAAAGTCGATGGTGATACTGCAATTCCGAGGGGGCGGTATCAACTCACGCTCACCTACTCCAATCGGTTCAGGAAGATCATGCCCGAACTTCTCCATGTGCCCGGATTCAGCGGAGTGCGCATTCATGGCGGAAATACGGAGGCTGACACTCACGGCTGCATACTTCTCGGTAATGAGCGGACTGCTACAGGCGTGGCGAACTGTGCAGGAATCAACCAGCGATTGCTGGAATTCATGAATCTGGCGCAGTACCGCAGGCACATTGTTTGGGTGGAAGTGTCGTGACGAGCGCAGAAGCGATGCTGGTGGCACTGATCGTAGCGGTTGGGTTGCTGATTGCGAGGGCGCGGTGAAGCTCCGACGCGACTGGCGATACCTGCTCAACCGAGCGTGGTCTATCAAACTTGCGCTGCTGTCCGCCGTTCTCGGGGCCATCGAAATCAGCCTGCCGCTGTTCTCCGAGATCGCGCCAAGGAACATCTTCGCCGTGCTGTCCATGCTGGTCGCTGTCGCGGCAGCGGTAGTTCGGATGCTGAATCAGCCCGGAATGGACAGGCGGCACGAGGATAGACCTGTAACCCCTGATCGAAGGAAAGAGGAATGACATGTTCAACCCGTACATACTGCTTGTTGCCCTGCTGGCCCTCCTTGTCACTGCTTTCGGCGCTGACCGCTTTGGCTACCACCGTGCGAAGAATGAGTGTGCCGCTGCTGTCGCTACCTCACAGAACGAAGCTATTGCAGATGCAAACAAGCGGATTGCAACTGAGACAAAGCGCGCCGTGGCCGCTGCAAAATCAGAAGCAGACGCAAGAGTCCGCGCTGCTGGAATTCGACGAAAAGGTGAAATAGATGCCGCGACTAAAGCCAAGCTTGAGTGTAGCCGTGATGCTGATTCTCAGCGGCTGCTGCTCGAATCCATCCGTCTTGCCAACGATAGCGCGGCAAGTCCCATCCCAATGCCTGACGCAGTGCACGCCGATCCCTGAACCCTTAAGCGGGAGTGACCTCGACATCAGGCGTTGGGAATACGAGGCTATCGAGGCGTTTGGGGAGTGTCGTCGGCTTCATCAGGATTGTGTAAATACCTTAACCAAGGAGTAATGCTATGGCAGCAGGAGACATCAAGTGGATCAGCGGCGGGCTGCTGGCACTCGGAAACAAAGTGCATAACCTTTCGTCGGATACGCTGAAAGTCGGGCTTGTCACCTCCGTTGTGACCCCGGCGATTGCCGATACAGACGGCCGATGGGGCGCGGGTGGGTCGGTGAATTACGCCACCAACGAATGCACTCCGGGCGGGAACTACGCCGCTGGTGGAGCCGCGCTGGCATCCGTGACATGGACCAACGTCGCAAACGTGCCGACACTTCGCGCAACGGATGTCGCAATTGCGCAGCACGCGAGCAATCCGACGAACGCCCGGTGGGGGATCATCTACAACGACACGGATGCGAGCAAGCGCGCCCTTGCGTTCATCGACTTCGGGGCAGCGAAAGACTTGACAACCGGGGCATTCACCATCAATTTCCAAGGCGCGGGTACGGATATCCTGACCTTGACACAATCATAAGGAGTTATCATGACACCAGCACAAATTACCATACTGAAGGCACTGATATCGGCCGAACCGAGTCTCCAGACCGCAATCTTGACCGGGCAAGATAATATCATCGCCGGCTGGCTTAACAGCGACGCAAGCCCGGCTTTCATCGTCTGGAAAACAAGCGTATCGATCGATGAGATCATGCGCAACGGAATGGACTGGGCGCGCGTCGACAATCTCTCTGTGGGCAAGGCGAGGATCTGGGACTGGATGGGGCGTCTCGGTTCCTTTAACGCCTCCAAGCCGAACATCCGTGCAGGGATTGACGCGGCGTGGGTTGGCACCGCTGCTGATCTGGCGGTACGGGCGCAGGTGTATGTGCATTGCAAGCGCAGCGCGACGAACGCCGAAAAAGCCCTCGCATCTGGAGTTGGAAGCGACGCAAGTCCAGCAACGATGGTATTTGAAGGCGGCATATCGGTCGAAGAGGCCGGTCTGCTGAGGTAAGCCGCGATGACGACGACAACCTTGACGAAAACAGCGGCGCAGGCGCTGCTTGCACATACGCAACTCGCAACGGCAACGCAGGCAATCGGTAGCGCCGTCGACGTATCGACAAAAGTCGGTCCTGCGACCGCAATGGTCAAGATTGGCCGAACCGTTGGAACAGCCCTCGGGGCGAATCTGTCCTTCCGGTTAGAGGGTTCTGCAAAGACCAGTGGCAACGACGAGTGGTATCCGATCTACGAATGGGCGACCGCAAACGGAACAACTGCGGCAAATGCATCGACGGTCAACGATGCAGCATTCAACGCTGGGGATACCACCTTCGTTATCACGTCGGCCACGGGAATCACCGGGGGCGACTTGATGTACCTGCGCGAGACGGGAACTCCCGCCAATAGCGAATGGGTGCGCGTTGGGTTGGTATCAGGAACTACGATCACGCTCGAAGAAGCGTGCACACGGAACCACACGAACGGCATCACGACGACGGATCTCGCTGAAATGTTTTCAATCCCAGTTGATCTTGCTGGGCACACGCGAATCCGTCTGGTGGCGAACGCCAACAACGTGACGGCGACCGGACAGACAGTAGACGTTATCGCATGGCTTGTCACTGCCGACTCTGCTGGAACGGTATAACCATGTCGGTTCGTGCTGCCCTTGCAGGATGATGTTATGAGCATCATTCAGCGTGTACCGTGGACGGTGCAGCCGCAGCTTCCAGTACCACTCGATTACAGTAATCCGCTTGTAAAGGGAATCGAGTTCTTACGCCTTGGTTCGCATCCGACATACAATCCAACGGGTAAGGTAATCACTAGAGTAGGGGCGATACAAACAAGTGTGTCCAGCGTTGGCATCGGATACAAGACAAACGCATCTAGCAATTACGACAGTTACCTGTTGCCAGTAGCGAGTGGCGGAACGAGTCCGTGGACGTTAGCCGCGTACATAATGCCTGTTAGCGGGTGGTCGTCAGCTACCGTTAATGTGGTGGGAGTTTGCGAGACTCCTGGGTCATCCAGTTTCGATAGAGGCATCCAATACGCGCCAACGACACTGGATTGGGCGGGGCATCTTTACGACGGAGCAACCAAACTAGCAAAAACTGGAGTGGTGGTGACATCCGGTCGTATGGACCTTGTTATCGCTACGACAGACGGAGTACGATTGTACGCCTCTGCCAACGGGGTCGAAGCGGCTGATGTAGCTGTGTCAAACACAGGTTATAACGCGTACAGTTCCGCCGAGTTCTGCGTGGGGAACGCAAGCAATAATTTAGCGTCGGCGATAACCCTTTTTCCGCTGGTAATCCGCACAAATACCTACTGGTCTTTGAGTATGCGGAAGTCATTCGCCAGCAATCCGTGGCAGATTTTTCAGCAGAAATCCCGCAGGATATGGGTGCCGGGTGCGGGTGCCGGCGGCGCAATAACGATAGATTGCACGGTCGGCAATGCGGCAGCGGATGGAACCAAGGCCCTGCTGTCGCTGCCGATCACGATCGATGCGTCAGTCGGCAATGCGGTAGCGGCGGGCACAACGGCCACCGTCACGCAAGCTGTCACGATCAACACCACGTTGGGTAACGCTGTCGCTGCCGGTGTGACTGCGGCCATCGAGCTTGGCAGCGACATCACAGTCGCATGTTCTGTGGGTAATGCGGTAGCGGCAGGCATCACCGCAATGGTATCGCTGCCGATATCTATGAATACCACTGTCGGCAATGCTTCGGCGGCAGGCATCACGGCGACGATCACGCTTGGCGATCCGTTGCATGGATTTACTCAGGATCAACTTGATTTTCTCGTCACGTACATGGAGACGAACATGACATTTCCGACAGCGGCGGATATTACAGCAGCCGTATATGCTGGTGTGATAGATGGAACAACGACCTTTGCGGAGTCAATCCGTTTGCATAATGCAGTCCTCGCCGGCAAGGTCAGCGGTGCAGGCACTGGCACTGAGGTATTCCGCGATCTGGCAGACACCAAAGATCGGATCGTGGCATCTGTCGATGGGTCGGGCAATCGAACTGCAATCACACGGGATGCAACGTGATGGTGTATTTCGGACAAAGTTACTTCAAGACACGCTACTTCAGTCAAGGGTTCCTTGCTGGTGAGGGTGGTTTTGTCGAGGCGATGCTCGACTACATCCTGCGCGCCCGCCGTCAGTGCCGGCGATAGGTAATTCCTATTGACCTTCTATAACCAATAGCGTAAAGTAATCAACCATATGGACGCCCAACAGCAACCTCCTGACAACGCCGACCGTGAGATACGGCTTTCCATGCTTGCTGGCGAGCTTGTCCGACTGCGCAAGGAAGCGATTCAAGGTCGCAAGGACAGCGGTATTGAGGATGTCTGGAAGGCTGCCGAGGAAGCGTATCTCGGGATTGATGATGTCAATCGTTCCCAGTGGGAAAAAGCGCAATGGACGAAACCGACATCGATGCAGGGTCCGCTGTCGCGTGACACGGCAAAGTCGAGCGACGACAACCGCAGCACGGTGTTTATTCCGCTGACGGCACGGTACGTTGATGCCGCCCATGCCAAGGTGTCCGAGCTTCTGTTACCGATGGACGACAAGCCGTTTGCGTTCGACCCGACTCCGGTGCCGGAACTCATAGCCGCTCGGGAAATGCTCAAGCAGGTCATGCAGAACGGTGGCGAGTTGCCGCCCGTGCCGCAGCAGCCAGTTGCCGCCGCTGTTGCGCCTACCAGCCTGATACCCGGACAGCCGGCCGCTGCTATGCAGACTCCGCAGGATGCGTTTGCTGCTGCCAAGGATGCGGTCGCTCGTGCCACAACGTCGGCCAAGGCCGCAGAGAAGCGAATCTACGATTGGATCATAGAGGCCAAGCATGCTGTAGAGGTGCGCAAGGTTCTGTTCGACTCGGCACGTATCGGTGTAGGCATTCTTAAAGGTCCGACCGTTGAGAGCCGGACATCGACGGCGTTGACCCGTGATGATCAGGGTAACATCGCAATCGAGATCAAGAAGGAACGCAAGCCCGGTGAGAAATGGATCGATCCTTGGAATTATTGGCCTGACCCTGCGTGCGGTGAGGATGTGACGAAGGGCTCCTACGAGTGGGAGCGTGACTATATGTCGCCGGCACAGGTCAAGAGGCTGCCGGACACAGGCGGCTATCTGCCCGATCAGATCGAGAAGGTGCTGGAAGAAGGCCCGTCGAAATGCTACATGCAGGAAGACGGCAGCCGCAATCCTTCTGCTGTTGATGATCCGAAGATACGGGCTCGCCGGTTTGAGATTTACCATTTCTACGGTGAGATTAGCGCCGAAGATTTGCAGGTCGCAAATGAAAAACTCGCCAGCATAGCAGCCAAGAAAGAAACGTATTTTGTGATTGCCACGTTGATCAACGATCGCGTGGTGCGCGTGGTGCTCAATCCCCTTGATACGGGCCGGCGTCCATACCGGGTGTTCCCGTGGCGTCGCCGGTCTGGTCATTGGGCTGGCGTCGGTATCTCCGAGCAGTGCTCGCCCGCACAGGTAATCTGTAACGGCGCGACACGGGCCATGCTGACCAATGCCGGCCAAAGTGCCGGCGTGCAGTTAATCATCGACCGCACGTCGATTGTGCCTGTCGATAACAAGTGGATAATCACGCCGAACAAGGTGTGGGTGAAGAAGTCGGATGCAACGATTGACGACATGACGAAGGCGTTTACGTCGGTCGAGATTCCGAGCCAGCAAGCAGCACTGATGAACATCATCGAGTATTCGTTCCGCATTGCCGAGGAAAGCACAAATATTCCGCTTATCTCGCAGGGCCAGAGCGGGGCGACGACGCCGGATACGTATGGTGCGGCCGCGCTACAAAACAACAATGCCAATCAGCTACTGCGCAATATTGCCACGACCTGTGACGACTGCATTACCGAGCCGCTGATCCGTGATTACTACGAGTGGCTGCTGCTCGACCCTGACGTGCCGAACGAGGAGAAGGGTGACTTCCAGATCAATGCGCATGGATCGTCGGCGCTGGTCGAGCGGGCGATACAGGATCAGGTCATTCAGCAACTGGTTGAGCCGTCGCTCAATCAAGCCTTCGAGTTGAGCCCTGCCCGTGTGATGGAAGAATATCTCAAGAGCAAGCGGATTGATTACCGCTCGCTCAAGCTGACTGACGAAGAAAAGAATGAGATGGCGAAGCGGCAGCCGCCTCCCGCGCCGGCCGTACAAGCGGCACAGATCAGGGCGCAAGCTCAGTTGCAGGCTGCCAAGCTCAAGGAGCAGACTGATCAGATTCGCATCAAGCGTGACACAGATCGCGACACGACATACGTGCAGGCCGAGACGCAACGGACGCAAACCGAATTCATGTCACGGCGCGATGAACTGGCCGTCCGTCGCGAGCTTGCATTGCTCGACTACGCAAACAAGCATCAGCAGACCCTTGAGCAGATCAAAGCGAAACTGGCTGAGACTGTGATGAAGTTACGCACTACCAAAGAATTAGCTCTTGGTGCTGCCACGATCGATCTACACAAGCACAGAAATCCACCCCCACCGATTGCGCCGCCGATAGAACCAGCAGGGCGTGCTCCCGCTGGTCAGAGTTTTGCGCAATGAATACGCTAACCAAAACCTGTAGCAATTGCGGTGTTGTTCTAGCCGTTACTGCGTTCCCAAAAAATGCGTCACGGTGCAAGCCGTGCAAGAAGTTGTATATGACGCAATGGAAAAAGGATAACGCCGAGCACGTTTCTGAGTATCAAAAGGAATGGTTTGCAAAACGACCAACCTATCGTGACGAATGGCTAGCAAAGAACCCTGAGTATTTCAATACTAGATGGTTGGCAAATCGCGACACACTGGTTGCTTACCAACGTGCGCGTGTTGCGGCTTTTGTTGCGGACGATCCCGACTACCACAAGAATCGGTATGCGGCTGATGCTGCAACACATAAAGCTCGTGTGAGCGCTTACGTAAAAGCAAACAGGGCAAAGGTGAACAACTGTCAGCGTGCGTATCGTGCAAAATATCCAGAACGGTTGTATGCATCGTTGCGCAAACGGCATACTGGTGTCCTTCGCAGTGGAAAGAAAACGGAACTTGATGTCTTGGTGTTTGAGGAAGCAGCAATTCTCCGTCGGTGTCGAACGATTGCGACTGGAATTAAATGGCATATTGATCATGTTGAGCCATTGCACGGCATTGGCGTATCTGGTCTTCACAATGCGTTTAATCTCGCTGTAATCCCGGCAGCGTTGAATCTCAAAAAGGCGAACAAACGGATTGATGTTCCGTGGACGCAGATGGAGTGGACCAAATGATCGATGAACTGGTTTCCCGCACGTTTGCCATGCGCGACGCTGCTCACCGCGAGCACTTCCGCACGGACAGTTA